AGTGTAGCTTGTACAATGGCTTGACCAGCCAGTGATGAAGCACCTAGTCCACGTGCAGCCATCTGTGCTGTAGCATTACGCATAGCACCTGCTGCCCATGCTGGTGGGTTAGCGGCATCAAAGTTAGCTGTTAGGGAAGCAAGCTGACCCTGTACGGTAGCTTGTGTAGATGGTGTAGCTTCTGCAGCTTGTACCTGTTCAGTAAAGGTAGCAGCAGTCTGTGCGTCAGCAGCACCATTGATAAGTTCACCTGATTGAATGCTACGTTGTACAGGATTGTCAATAAGTGTGGCATTACCCTGTGCAGCAGATAGATTACCTACGCTAGTGGCTGTTTGCTGGGCCGCTGTGACCTGTGCGCGGGGGTCTACTGTAGCCTGTGCTGCCTGTGTAGCATTCATAGCTGCATCGACTGCTGGTGCGGCTGTAGCAGCTTCCATTACATTTGCTTGTGACTCTTGTTGTGGAGTAGCTGTAGCTGTCTGCGCCATTGCTGTAGGCACTGCAACTGCACCTGTAAGTGCGCCAGTACCTTGCTGCACCTCTAGTGCTTGACCTGTGGGTGTCATAGCAGCAGTAGTTACACCACCTTGCGGTATTCCGGGTGCATACATACGTTGTGTAGTTACATCACCAATAGCTACGTTCTGTACATTATCTGTTGGGTTTGGAGCAGCAGGTGTGGGTGCTGGTGGTGGGTTATCAAAACCCGGCCCATCCGTTTCACCGCCGGGTGCCTGTGCGCCGGGAAACATACCACCACCGATAGGTGTTTCACCGCCGGGTGCTTGGGGTCTTGCACCAACTTGATATCCACCTAAACTTCTCATATAATCTTTATAGGCATCTGCTTCCATTGCCATTGGAAAATTATATGTTTTATCATTAATTGTTGCACCGCCTGTAACCGTAGCACCTATAGACGGCATATCTTTGTAATAGTCAGATTGTTTAAACTGGTCGTACATAGGAGCAGATTGATAGTTTTGTTGAAAACCACCATTTGCAGCTAACCCACCAGTGCCAATAGCACCTCCGTTAGCCATCTTACGTACCATACCACCTTTAGCCATAGTCTGTGCAGCTTTTACAAAGCCATCCATACGTGCCTTACGTGCTGGGTCTTGTTCGATGTAGCTTTGGAACTGCCCCATATCGCCAGAGTAGCCCATAGCCTTTGCAATCTTATTCATTGCTTCAGGTTTAAATGCTTTGAACATCGCCATATTAATTCATTCCCATAAATACTGTAACTACCATAGCCACCACCATTACAGTGCTACCCATTATCATTGCCTCTAAACGCCACATGCGCTTGTCTAAACTGTCCAGCTTACCGTGTACCAACTCACGGAACATCGCACACTCTTTCTCGTGCGACTCCAAGTCCATTGCTACTTTCAATGTTTGTTCCTGTTGCTGTACCATCTTCATCAGTCAGCATCAGCAATAGTCAAATCGCCAGCCGCTACCTGACGCATGATTTCTGCGTAGTGGCGGTTGTCTGAATTTATTGGAACGAAAGTGTTGTAGCCATCAATGACAGCTAATATTGTATTCGGTTCACCTGATATTGGGGCAATGTATTTAGCCGATGTAATATTCATGATTATAACTCCGCATCGAAAACAATGTATCCAGCACTTGCGCCAGTTCCGCTTCCAGTTTTTCTAAACATCCCTGATTCTCCAGTGCTTCCCAATGAAGTCTGAACATTCATTTCGCAACTTACTGGTGATGCGACTTCAATATTCAACTCAGTATTTGGTTGTCCGGTACTACCAGCTATATATATTGTAAACTGATTTGTATTGTAGGCTGTTCCAGAAGGTGCTGTTCTCATTGTGCAGGGGAAATTGTATGCACCATAGGCGTAGCCATTTGACCACTTGCTCATAGATGAAATGGCTTGGTCATAGCCGCCTGACCTTTCAGAGTTATAGACATATGTGTACCTCTGACACGCCACCAACTCATCGCCATATGACCTATGTTCAAAAGGCGTGGCCTGTTCGCCGATTTCTAACTGAAGGCCAGTCATATAAAAAGTCGCACCGTTAGTTGCAATCCAGTCTACTGAGTCAGCAGTCCTAGTATTTCCGTAACCACTTGTTGTTGTCCACTGGTCTGCTGTGCCGTGTCCACTTGACCCACCACCTAAATCAAACCTAATAATCATTCCAGCACCGTTAGTTTTTAACCAAGTGCCACTTGTTCTACCTATCCAAGATAATTCTACTTTTTGCCAAGTATTAGCAGAACTAATATTAAAGGTATTTAGGTAGCCTTCTGTACCACCATTGTTAAAACAAGTTACGCTATACTTACCAGTTACACTTGAACGAACCCAAAATGATAAAACCAGCCTTTTGGCATCAGATGTCCCATAGCCAGTTTGTATAATATTGTAACCTTCAATAGTTTGCTGAAATGAATAGTAGTCAGCAGAAGCGATTGAACTGTCGGCTGTTGTCACAGTTAGCTTTGATGAATAAGCAAATTCATTATTTGGTACTGTACTAGATTGCTCCATTGAGAAAACGCCGCCGCCATTGGAAAAACCTTTATGCCTGTCAGCGCAAATCCCACCGCCAGCCGCAGAGTTTATGCCTGACGTACCACGCTGCGCCACCTGCATAGCACCATTGATAATCAGGTTCCTGTTTGACAACGCCGACTGCGAACCAATCAGTGCGGCTAGTTCTGCTGCTTTACTCATGCGAGGTCTCCTTGAAGTGAGGTTGCAATATACGCTGCATCTGACAAATTGTCGTTTGGAAGAAATATATATATACCCATTGCAGAAGTAGAATAAGAACCTTCTCTAATAGACCCAAAAACAGCACCTGAACCTGTAGTCAAGCGAGCAGTTACATTGTGTGCAAAATCATCATTTATCATGGAACTAGAAAAATTAGCAGTGTACTGCCCCGTGCCATTATCTGTCATAGACGCGACATTAAACGAATCTCTTGCCGCCGCACCAGATGCGGTGCCATCGAAGTTCACCCACGCCTTCGCACTACCCCCTGCCACAAAGCTAGTAGCAATGCTGTTGTTACCAGAGGCATCCTTTAATGTATTTACTCTTAGTTCGCTTGCCATTATGCGAGGTCTCCGTGAATTGCACTGTAATTTATTTGGTCAGATGCGCTTCCTGTGCTTGTGCGGCTAAATATTTGCACCTTATATGAAGATGTAGTTTGGCTATCGTCATTTGTTGCAGCTAAACCGCCAGAATGACAGCAAACGCTAATGGAGTAACTAGCACTGCCCATATTGTTAGAGAAAGCGTAGCTGTAGTCTCCTGTTCCGTTGTCAGTGCCACCACTAATATTAAAAGAATCTGTCAAGGCGGCGGCATTAGAACCTTCAACCCAAGCCTTCGCCAATCCCTGTTGCAGATTAGTCGTGGTTGAGTTGCCTTCACCTGTCACGCTAATAGAACCAGCCGTGGTTACTCCTGTGATTGAGTCTACTTTTAATACACTAGCCATTATGCGAGGTCTCCGTGTTGCATAGTAGATTGTGCGCGGTCAGTGAAAGTAGACCCTTCTACCATGTTACCTCTATATCCAGATGATGATTCTGCATCAATATAGGGTTTGTCCATAACATTTCCTTGAGGCGAGATGCACACAGAAAAAAAGTTTCCATCCATATTATTTGTAAAAGCTATAGCTTGTTGCCCTGTTCCCGTATCTGTCATAGAAGCCACATTAAAACTTTTTAAAAGACTTGTGCCATCTGAATTGCCCAGATGATAACATTTTGATGCAGTTTGCTTAGTCAATCCAACAGGACCACTACCAGCCTTATCCGCAATAGTATCTACATTCAATACGCTGGTCATACGATACTCCAATATCCGTTAACAGTGACGGTGGCATTGTCCTGTGTAATCGGACCTGCACTCACGCCGTTCTCATCTGCATCAATGGTAATGTCTGCCGTTATGCTTTGACCATTCAAGCGGATGATGCTGTTGTTACCTTTGAATGGATAGCGTGTGTCACTCTCTGTCACTGTGTAGCTGTTGGCTACAGAGAACACATCGTAGGCTACCATCTCAACTACGTCACCTGATGATGCACCTGTGACCAGCACGACTGTTGTACCTGTAGTGGCAGTGTAGTCTGTTCCCGGCTTGAGTAGTACACCGTTCTGATACACGTCCATGTACAGACCATCTTGATAGGTAAGTACCTTAGAGTCAGCATCACTACCAGAGAAGCTAGTCTGCCCTGCTGTGGCCTGATATACGAAGCGGTTACGTACACCGTTCTGTGGGGTTTTACCTATGTATGGCATTATGCGTCCTCTAGTGCTTGGACTTTAGCCTCAAGCGTTTCAATCTTAGTGATGGCTTCCTGTAGAGTCTTGACCAGCAATGGGACGATTTTGGCTTGGTCAATGCCCTGATACACAGGATTGCCATCGTCATCGACTTCATTGTGCGTGCCAGTGACAGCCTCTGGTACAACCGCCTGTGCTTCATGCGCTAAGAAGCCATCGACAGTTACAGCATCATCACCTTCGCTAATCCAATCAAATCTAGCTGGCTTTAGTTGTTTTAACCTACTTGTTGCGTCCCAATCGTATAAAACATTAGTTTTTAAGCGATAGTCTGAACTTGTTACATAAGATGTGCTTGAAGAACCGATGTCGATACTTCCAACTTGAGTACCAGACCCGCCTGAACTTACTTTGAAGAAACGTACACAACCACCCAAGTCAGTATCACTACGGCCTACACCAAGTGCCGCAGTGCCTGAATGATAGGTTTCAATAGTACCTGTAGCACCCCCACCAAAAGATGAAGATATGCCACATAAGATTTTACCCGACGTATCAATACGCATCCGTTCAGTGTTGTCTGGAGAAAATACTAAATTTCGTACACCAGAGTTACTACCAAGTACAAAAGTTGTTCCATTGTCTTGTAGATAACCACCTCTGTTACTGTCACTAGAATTTCTAATATGCAGTTTTGGGTTTGCACCACTTAGATGAACTAAACTGTCTGGTGACGAAGTGCCAATGCCCACGTTACCTGTCGATGTGATGCGCATAGTTTCGTCTGTGGCAGAACCATCGGTTTTCTTAAAGATGATTTCACCATCAGCACTGCCATCTCTAGCTGTAACAATAAGCGCACCGCTAGTTGCTTGAATGGTGGCAATATCATTTGTACCAGAGGAATCAGTCATTGTAATAGTTGGGTCATCGCTAGTCATAACCACGTCATCAACTATTGTGCCAATACCAAATCCAGTAACCTTTGTTAACGCCACAGTCTATCTCCCTTATGCGTATGGGCTATCGCCAAGTACAGCCGTATCCCAAGCTGCCTTGAGTGCTGCAATGTCAGCAGCGTTAGTGATTGCAGAAGCTGCAGGTGCATCACGCAGTGCTGCTTTCTTAGCTACAGATGCTGCCTTTGCGTCTGCGTCATCAGCTTCAAGTGCCTTCATGTACACTACGTCTTCTGCCTCTAGCAGTGGACCACGTACTTCACGGATTTTATCTTGAAAGATTGTTTTGGCTGCTGTCATATCTTCTGTGATGACTGAACCACTCAATGACCATGCACCACGGAAGTGACGGTCTGCAGGGACAGTTGCAGTTGAAGCATCAATCTGATTCCCGTCCTTGTCTACGATGTATGTTTGTGCCATTAGGTTTCTCCTCTTAGGCTGCTAAATCGGTGACGCTAAGTTCTTCAGTAATCTTCCAAGCATTGCGCCACTCACGTGAGCCGGGAAGCTGTTCTTTACGGCAGATAACCATCTTTGGTTTGTTGCCTTGATTCCAGTTTTGCCATACAGATGCAGGGCAGTCTTTCATAATTAAGTATTCAATAGCTTGTTCTTCGGTTAAAGCATCAATAGGCTTGGTGTCATGTAACAGGTAGCCACGAGTATGCTTCTTGAAGTCTGGTTGTGCTTCATCTTTTGCTAACTCCCAATACACTTCGACAGGAGGCAGGATACCGCCCTGTAGCGCACACGCCATCCAGTTAGGGTCAGGAACCAGTATCTTTGCACATTCATCCACATTGTCCTCATAGACTACACGATAGTCAGACTGATGACCTTCTAGGTTTTCCTTTGCCCAACATAGTCGGTCAAATAGGTGTGTGCCTTGAAACTCAGGTGTCTGCATTATGCTAGGTCTCCCATAACAGCAGTGAAAACGCTATCTGAATCAGCAAAA